CAGAGGGAGACTACAATCATCTCCCTCTTTTTTTGTATATTAATAAATAAAAACAATTAAAAACAATGAGTAAATTTCTAAGTTTAGAGTGGTTCAAAGGAAAAGTGGAGCACTCAATCGACAAAGTGGTAACTAGTAAACTAGAACACTTAATGAATGAAGAGGAGGGACAAACTAATGCACAAGCATTATCTCCTTTCAAAAACGTAATGCTTATTAACGATGCACTAACTATTGTTATGTCTGATGGATCCATCATGACTAAAAGTGATGCTACAGAAGAAGACTATCAAGCTGTGCTAACAGCAACGTCTGTAGCTGACTTAATTCAAATAGTTAGTGATCCAGAAGTTGTTAGTGAACGCATTGAGAAAGAAGCTGAAATTAAGAAGATGCAAGCCTTGAAGAAAGGAATTAAACTACTTGCAGATCTTCCAGACTTTGATGTAAAAGGAAGTTCTGTATATCTAGCAGGAACATCTAGAAGTCTTCCTCAATTACTTGTAGAGAAGTTTATTGAAGTGGTAGATAGAGTGAGTAATGAACCATCTACAGAAGTGTTTCATACACAATTGAACAATGATGATGAGTATGTTTCTCTTAAAAGATTCTTTATGTGGTGTTGTCTTAATCCAAGAGCTGAAGTGGCTAATGAATTGTATAGATTCTTAAGTGAGAATAGCTTTAAGATTACTAAGCAAGGATTCTTTGTAGCGCTACGTAATGTTGTTACACTACATGGAAGTCCAGAGCTTGTACATTTCATCTCTAACAGCTATAACAAAGTGAAAGCTGTGTGGAAGAAGGACCCAGATGATTACACTGTGTTTCTAGAGAATGGTGAATACAAACTTGTACATAACGATAAGTTGTATAGAGAAGAAATTCTCACTGATACAACTTGTCAAGAATGTTGGGGAGATGGAGAATTTTATGATGATGAAAATGAAAGATGTACACAGTGTACTGTCTGTGATGTTACAGGTGAAGTGGAAGAGTATGAATACACCATTAATGTTAAAGTGGACCATGGTGAAAAGATAGGTGAGCTTACAGCCCTATATCTAGACCTACCTAATAGACATGAGAATCGCTTTACAGATGATTGGACCAAGACGTTTGACATTCGTATTGGTAAAGTGGTGAAAATGCCTAAAGAGGATTGTAGCTGGTCAACACAAGATTGTGCTGCAGCTGGTTTACATTTCACTTCTGACCAGATACATTATGTAGGCTGTGGTGATCAGTCTGTATTGGTTCTCATCAATCCAATGAAGGTGGTTGGTATTGGTACACATAAGGGTAGATGTTATGAGTATCTTCCTATTATGACTGTACCAAGAGAAGAAGCCACCAAAATCTTACACGATAGTCAGTTTGACACTCTTCAGTTAGATGAGAATTATGCTATTCGTGAGCTTGAGTCTTTAGAACAGAAGGTGCAAGAAGGATTTGTAGCAGAGAGCTCTAAATATGAGTTCAACTTACCACAAATCTCTATGTCTGAGATACGTAATATTGCTAAATCTCTAGACAGCATGAAGGCTGAAATTAGTAGTCGTGTAGTATTAGTAGATTAATTAATTGGGGAGTAATAGATTTTTCATTAAATTTGTTACTCCCTTTTAATTTACTCTCATGCCACGTAAAACCACCAAAAAGTCTAGAGTTCCTAAAACCAGGAACGCTGGTACAATAACAGAAGCTGCATTTTGGTCTATGATAAGAAGTGCTTTACGTCAGAAGAGTAGATGGTGGAAGCCTGTATCACAATGTAGAGAGCTTGCTAAAAGAGAATACAAAGGGACAAACAAAAGACAGAGGTGGGAATATCAATGCAATAAATGTAAGAAGTGGTTTAAAGCAACAGATATTAATGTTGACCACATAAAGCCAGCAGGCAGTTTAAACTGTGCTGCAGATCTTCCTTTGTTTGTAGAGACCTTATTTTGTGAGGTGGACAACTTACAGGTGTTATGTACTGATTGCCATAACAAGAAAACACAATTAGAGAAACAATTAAAAAACAAGAAATAATGGACAGAGAATTATTAAAAAGCATTACAGAACCTACACATTATGAATCAGAAGCACCACTAGATGTCATAGACTTCTGTCAGATGTATAACATTTCTTTCACTCGAGGAAACATAATTAAGTATCTTGTTCGAGCAGGAAAGAAGAATGATGAGCTGCAAGATTTGCATAAAGCTCTAGACTACCTAATAAGAGAAATAGAATATCTTAAAAACAAACAACAATGATACAGGGGAAAACAAATACAGAAGCAAACTATAGGGCTGTCATGTTGGACAGCTCTAGTTCTTTAAAAGACTTCTCAATGGACAGAAGAAAATACTACAAGAAGTATATTCTTAATGAGCCAATGAATGAGAAAGAAACTGGTGCAGCTAATATGGGTAGGTTAGTAGAAACTATACTTATGGAGCCAGAGCTATTTGATGAGAAGTTCTATCTTTCTTCTTGTGAGAATGTTCCTACAGGACTCATGCTTGATTTTGTGGAAGCATTATACAAAGCCACCACTAATGCTACAAATGAAAACACTGGAAAAGTGAATAAAGATTTTGAAACACTATCTAAAGAAGCTTATGAGATGTCTGGCTTTAAACTTAAGTATGAGAGTGTAATGAATAAGTTTATTGATTCTGATGCTCAGATGTATTATGATGAGATAAGAAAGGTGAGAGCAAACAATCTGACAGTGGTGAATAACATGGAGATTAACATAGCTAATAAGATAGTGAATACACTTAAATCAAGCCCTGTCACTGGTCCTATATTTAGCCTAGTGAATAGTGAGCGCTACACTGTGTTTAATCAACTACAGGTGGAGGATTATACAATGATGGGACATCAGTTTAAGTCTATGATGGATCTTGTAGTGATAGATCATCACGAGAAGACAATACAGGTGTATGATTTGAAATGTACATGGAACGTAGAGAACTTCTTTGAAGAATACTATCTCTATAGAAGAGCGTACATACAAGCATATCTGTATAAGAAAGCAGCAGAAAGCTTAGCTGATGATGTAAATGCTGAATATTACAACTATCAGGTGCTTCATCCTAGATTTATTGTTTGTGACAGTGGTGATTATTATGCTCCACTCATTTATAAGCTTTCAGATGAGGATATGATAGATGCTAATATAGGATTTGAATACAAAGGAAGAAGATATCCAGGTGTTAAAGAACTTGTTGCCTCTTTAAAATGGGCAATCACTACAAACACATGGAATATTAGCGTTGAAAACTTTGTAGAAAATGGTGTAGTTAAATTACGTAATAGATAAAAAGCATATGGAAAAACCGACAATAACAAGCATATTTATAGTGCCCACATTAAAGGTGCCTAAAAATACATTAAGAGAGAACGGATTCATCAATGCATATATAAAGGATGAGAATAGAGATATAGAATATAAAGATTGCATCTATTTACTATTTCATCCTAAAGACGTTATTATGTTCAGAGAGTTTCTTGATAACGAACATGAGAGAACAGAGAGCATAATAGAAGATTATGACTATGATGGAGGGTTTATTGTCACTGTATATAAACTAGATAATAAATGGGACAAAGACTTTGCTCTAGTGAAGCAGGGTAAGTATTCTAAAACATCAGAAGATTTTCAGAAAATGTTTCCAAAAGTGCTCAAACTTACTAAGAATGGGCTATATAGAGATGAACTGTCTCTACAATTCAGAGTGTTTAATAAAACCAACGACATGATTGAATACTGGCAAGATAAGCTAGGTGTTGATTGGAATGAGAACTTTGAAGTGTGGGAGGGATGGAATGAATCTCTAGAGATATTGACTGAAGATAGATTAAAACAATTAAAAGATGAAAAAAGTGAATAGATTAATCCAAGAATGTAGCAGAATTTGCGGTAAGAATATCAGAGGTAAGTCTCGTCTTAGAAAAACTGTATACGCAAGAGCTATTTTCTATACAATTGTAAAATCACTGCATCCAAAATTATCACTAGCAGCTATAGGTAATTTAGTAAATCGTGATCATGCA